GTTTATAGGGGCTTGGCCTACCCCTCGACTCCAACTGAGGCGGGTCTTCCCGGTGTAGAGGGCCTTCAATGGGAAGATATTTTACCGTTTGGTGTTCCGCTCGGAGAATACTGCGACGAAGCGATGCCAGAAATAAATAGAGGCTGGCGCATGTGGGCGGAAGAGGGTGGTCAGGGTGGGTGTGATATTGACAATCTCGCTGGCTACGGATCGCTATACGGTGCCGCCTATTTGGTTTTGAAATTTACCAAACCAGAAGGCTCTGATGCTCAATTTGTTTCCGCGAATATTTCGTGGGGGATTCAAAAATGAAACGTACGGCGCTAGTTCTATCGGGCGGCGGGGCCGGAGGAGCATTCCAAGTTGGGGTATTAAAGAAAATCTGGGGAGATGAAAAGCTATTAATTTCAGAAATATATGGGACTAGCGTAGGGGCCTTGAATGCTACAGCAGTTAAATATATTGGGATTAAAGGGATGGAAGAAATTTGGAGAGGGATAGCTGATAGGGGAGACGTTCTAAAATTTAACTATCTAACCCTATTAGGTCTCTCAAGAGGTAAGTATAAAACAGATCCACTCAGAAAAGTAATAGATAGTGTTTTAAGTCACTCCCCCCTATACCCAAATTTAAAAGTTTTTGTTTCCACTGTTGATCTTCTCAGCGGCGATGTTGAGTATACAGAGTCTGTTTCACATGATTTTAAAACTAGGGTTCTTGCCTCTGCTTGTGTCCCGTTTCATATGGAGCCTGTTGGAAACTTAGTAGATGGTGGAGTCAGAGACCACACTCCTATATCTGAGGCCGTGGCCAATGGCGCAGATAGAGTTATCGTTATATGTAATAACCCTATTTCCAGGAAACAGAGAGATGTCTATACGGGGCCGAAGTGGCCATATCTTATAGATATTGGTCTGAGGTGTACTGATATTCTTCAGTCAGAAGTCCTGTATGGGGATTTGTTACGGTGCTTCCTTAAATTTAGGGATAATGTAAAGTTGGAAATATATGCACCGTCGACTAGAATAATAGACACTTTTGAATATTGTCCCGAGAAGATTGCTGCTGCCATTGAGCAGGGGTATAATTCTAGACAAATTGAGCCAGTTGATAGTTTACTATAGGTTATGTTTATTGGATCGCACCGATAGATCAATAGTATAAATTCTATTGCCGCGAGCTAGTAATCTGGAGATTTAAATGAAGGTATTTTTAATAAGCATACTAGCAATTTTTAGCCCCAAAGCTTTCGCTGACGGTAGAATAAAAAACGTAGATATCTCCAGTACTGCCAGTATTTCATACTCCAAGATGGCTACTATCCCCAGCAATACAATCCTCGGAAATAATACGGGCGGCGCTACCTCAGCCGCTTCTCTTTCTATCGCTCAAGTGAACAGCCTACTTGGGGTAGCGGCTAATGCCTTTGGGCTTTCTTTTACTCCAACTACCCCCGGAGATTGGACAACTTCTCCAACAACTGTGGGAGCAGCACTTAATGAGCTTGGTGGGAGGACTGCAGGGGTATCCTCAGTAAACGGGAATACCGGAGCCGTAGTACTAGACACAGATGATATCTCTGAGGGGGTAACAAACCTCTACTACACTGCTACTAGGTTCAACACAGCGTTTAGTGGGAAGACCTCAACAGACTTAGCGGAGGGGACTAATCTCTACTACACTGCTACTAGATTTAATACAGCGTTTGGCGGGAAGAGTACGACAGATTTGGCAGAAGGAACTAATCTCTACTATACAAATACTAGGGCTATAACTGCACCCCTAACTGGATATTCCTCTGGGGCTGGGACAGTGGCCGCTACTGATTCAATCCTCCAGGCTATCCAGAAAATAAACGGTAATGTGGCTGCGATAACAGACACAGGCATCACACAACTTACTGGAGATGTTACTGCTGGACCAGGCAATGGTTCACAGGCTGCGACTATTGCTAACCTTGCTGTTACAAACTCTAAGATTGCAAATAGTACGATTGACCTAACCACAAAGGTTACAGGAATTTTACCAAACGCAAATACCTCCGCAGGCAGTGCAAATACCTCCTCTACAATAGTAGCTAGAGATGCATCTGGAAATTTTGCTGCTGGCACTATTACAGCAGGGCTTACTGGGAATGCCTCAACATCCTCTGCATTCGCCAGTGACCCTACTGATTGCGGCGCTGGAACTAAAGCTACAGGCATAGCTGCCAACGGGAACTTAACCTGTTCCGCAGTTGCACTAGCTTCTGATGTTTCTGGTAACCTACCAGTTACAAATTTAAACGGCGGAACTGGAGCAAGCGGAACTACCTTCTGGAGAGGTGATGGAGTTTGGGCTACACCTGGTGGAGGCGGCGGTGGATCAACTGTAGCTGTTGATACTTATACTACTTCCCAAACTGCAACAAACTCTAACGATGTCCTCCTTATGAATTGCTCGGCTGACTGCAGTGTAACGATGCACAGCGTGGCGACAGCAACATTGAAAGCGTACAGAATTAAAAATATAGGGACCGCTACTGTAACAGTTCTTCCAAATTCTTCGGATACGTTTGATGCTGATACTTCAATAATTATTCCACCCGGCGGTTTGCCAAAGGGCGGGATAGAAATAATTCCTAATGGAGGTTCTCTGTGGTCAATTTTCTAAGTCTATTTTTTGCTCTTTTTTTATCGGTTAATTCTTTTGCGGCTGTTCAACCTAGCGGTGTTCCTACTAAAACACTTGGCGGGGTAGATGAATACCCTGGAAGTATTACTGTTTCTTCAACTGACGTTTCATATTTTACAATTTCCGCTACCGTTTTAAGTTCAGCTACCGGAAACTTTTATCCGTTTTATAAGAATGGTACGCAGTACCAAGTAACAACTGGTAAGACCGCAAGGTGCGAGCAAATAAATATAATCGTCGGCGCGAATACCAACCTCGCTCTTCAATTAGTTTCAAGCCAAACAGTTTATGCACAAAATGCTGGCTCGATAACTTCTGGGACATACCAAGGCGGTGCAGTTGGAATCTACGCAATGAACACAAGCGGAACCGCCAACAAGCCAAGGGTTCTACAAAATATTTACGAATTTATCGCACTCTCATACCCAGGCATTCAGGTTGGGAACAGTACGCAGCAATACATGGTTTATCTGACTTGTAGAGAGATCTAAAAGTAGGCAAAGCAGTACGAAACAATCTTGGGCGGTAATATGACTATAGTAATAAAAATAATAGCGGTATTTTATTTTTCCTATATTCAATCAATGGCGGCAAGCTCTGCACTGCAATCCCCTTTGATCGGAATAACACAAACTACCGGAGATGTGACTATATCAGGAGTTGGGGTACAGCCAGCGACAATTCCAGCCCCTACAATTACAAACTCTAAGATTGCAAATAGTACGATTGACCTAACCACAAAGGTTGTTGGCTCTGGTGGAACATTTACCACTGTGGGCACTACGACTCCAGCCCTCACAGCGCACTGGAACCACGGCGGTGGAGCTGTAGAATTCGATATTCGGTCTACTGCTGATGCTGTAGGAAGTACCTGCACCACATCTAACGATTCTCCAAATAGAACACTAAGAATATCAGTTTATAGGATGTAGTTTAGGTGGGTATAATATGCTAGACAGCTTATCAAATGTAAAATCTAGATTAGGGATTACAGTATCTACTTACGATACATTCCTTACCCAGCAAATTACACTCATCTCTGATGTAATAGAGGCGTATTGCAGAAGAAAGTTCATATCTGCAAACTACGAACAGACCTACTATAAAGATGAGAATAATCCAAGCAAGGCTATGGAGCTGTATCACTTCCCTGTAACTGCGGTGGCCTCTATCGTAATTGATACAGAGACACTGGATAGCTCCAAGTATAGGCTTCACGGTCCAAGCGGGAGACTCATTTCCAAGGAGGGATGCTTCTTTCTAGGTGACGAGACAGTAGTCACTTACACAGCAGGATACGCCACTTGCCCTACCCCTGTTCTCTCAGTATTAGACGCAGTAGTTGGTGAGAGATATAATAAGAAGGCCGCTGGCGTTGATCTAAACTTCGGAAGCGATGTTCAGCGTGTATCTATTCCTGGAGCTATCTCTATCGATTTCGATTACTCACTCAGCAACAATGAGAGAACATCTGCGTATGGGTCTATCCTTGGAAGCAATGTGAATATCCTAGATGATTGGAGATCTGAGAGGGCAGTATTTGGAAGTGATAAACTAAAATACGTTGAGGTTGTATAATGCTTAAGGCCGCGTTCAATTCTATTCTTAGAATTCACTCTAGGGCGGCCCAGCTAAAACGCCTAGGCACAGTAGACTATTATTCCCCCTGTAGAATATCGCCATCCAACTTCTTTAGATTTTTAGGTGGCCCTGAATCTACCGTAGTTCATGGCAGAGAATTTATTATCCCTCTTGATACTCTCAGGGGAGATTTTGCCCAACTACTGGACTTTAATAATGAGCCAACAAGTGGCCAATATAAGATTAGGTACAGTGGCCTTGATACTGCCTTTCTTTCTTTTGGAGATTCCGCAGCTACGGTTCAAGCAGCCCTTAGACTAGTGACTGGATTAAGCAATGTAGTGGTTACTGATGGCGGGAGCCTTGGGTTCCTAGTTGCCTTCCGGGGATTTTCTACTGAGCCATCACTACTATCTGTGGTCTCTTCCACACTCACGGATGTGGATTCAGACCCAGTGACAGCTACAGTGGATCAAACCTATTCCCCATGGAATGTGAAGCTCCAAAGAGGAGATAGGATAGTGGACTCAGTTTATGGGAATCTAACCATAAGTGAGCCAATAGAGATTCCAGACTTAGGTGGCTCAATAATGGGATGGCGATGTAGGTGTGAGTAAATGCCAAAGTTCAAGGTTGATATAGAGGTAACTGAGACTGGCAGAAAGAAGCCCCAGTATACTCTCGACTCTGATCTAAACGGCGAGCTTACTATTGAGGAACTTCTGGCTTTCACTAAGGCCGCTCTTATTGTCATATCTGATGAAGTGCTAAGAGAAGAGCAAGCTGCCGGGTTCGATAAAGAACCAATCCTCGCTGTAGATGGAAAAGTAGGAAAGCCAATCCAGGCAGTTAATCCACTAGGCAGTATTGAGTTCACATCCAGGAAAAATATAGGCGAGATAATCCTAGCTGCATATGAGGCAGTGCTGGAGAGATCTAAAGTTTTGACTGGTCGATATAAAAGCTCCCACTATGTTTTCCTCAATGGGGCACAGATTGCCAATGATTGGGGCACACTAAATCTCTGGCTAAGAACAGATCCTGATATAGGAGATAAAGATATTATTAGAATTGTGAACATCCAGCCCTATGCTAGAAAATTAGAAAGACTTGGAGTGACCGCACAGAGGACTTCGGTTAAGCGAGTAATCTCCAAAAGGAAGGGAAGCCAAGGGAGTATAATCAGCACTCCTAACGGAACCTACTTCCTTGCCGCTAGATCAGTTAGAGCAAAATATAAAAGGAATTCAAACATAGCCTTCTCCTTCATCTCTGGAGCAGACCTTGGAATATCTGGATCATTCAAGGGTGGGAGAAAAGGAAAAAACTCTAGTGGCAGACCATATCTGTACCCTAGTATAACTATACGAGTACAGGGACGAGGAATTTTATGAGCAGTCCAGCAGTAAGAACCATTGTTAAAAACTTTCTGGCAGCAGAATCTACCGAGGATGTCGTAGATCTAACGGCTGAGTTCGAGGAACTACGCAAACTCCTAGCAGATTCTAATGTAATGCCTGACGCTCCGTGGCTTGGCCTAGAGTTCGTTGGAGACGATGAGCTTCCGGTTTCACTTGCCGCTACAAACGACAAGGGCCTTTACCGAGAAACCGGGTCAATTATTTTACACGTTTGCGCAACAGCCAGAATAGGCGTTGGGCAAACAATGCTGGCTCGTGCGGAAGTCTTGCGTAATTTATTCAGAGGACGCAGAATAGAAGGCACAGTATTAATCGAGAGTGTTACCCCCATGAACACAGGGAGGGGCGCTACTCTTGAGTTTGATGGCGGATATGTTTCTGGAACTGTAACTGTTAGCTATCATTACGATAGCACTCCATGAAACTAGGGGGATAGAGGCAGATGAGTTCTTCAAATTCAGTTCGACTTGGATTTAAAAAAGAAGTTACCTACGGCGTAACTCCAGCCGCCGTTAAGGCGTTCCTCTTAATCCAAGATATTACTTGGACCGCAGTAAAGGGCGGGGAAGCCGGAAATGATTTACAAGTAGAATATCTTGATACTGTCTCTGCCGGATCTGAAACTGTAACTGTAAGCGGAAGCAAAGTTACTGTGAATATTGATTCTGGAGTAACTACTGCCACCCAGATTATGACTGCCGTAGCTGCTGCCGCTGCAGCACTTGCTACCCTTGGAATTGGCGCTGCTATTACTGGAACTGCAGGAAATGCACAAAACGCAGTAGCTGTAGGCAACCTAGCTAGTGGCTCTGGATCTTTCCAAACCGCTCGCTTCACTGGCGAGAAATACTCTGGCACCCCTAAGACCACTGAGTCTGCACAAATCAGAACAGACAGACAGAGTTCTGGCCAGATTGTTACAAGTCTAGCAGTAGATGGTGGCCATAACTTTGAACTAGCTAAAGAAGGAGCGATTGACGACTTCCTTGAGAGCGCGATGTTCAATACTTGGGATACAAACTCTGTAGTAAACGGAACATTCTCTCTGAACCTATCCACCAAGAAACTTATCCGAGCAACTGGAAGCTTCGTTAATGAGGGAGTAGTGGTAGGGGATTTCCTAATCCTCTCGAACTTCGCTGTAGCTGGGAACAATGCAGTAGTAATGGCGACCAACGTAACTGCACTTGAAGTTACCTTCTCGCACCCTACTGGAATGGTTACTGCCGTAGCAGAGGCCGCCTCCTACAAAATCGCTGATAAGCTTTCTATCGGAACAACCAAGAAGTCCCTCACGATTGAGAAGACCTTCTTAGACCTAACCAATAAAGCACTAGTGTATAAGGGATGCCTCGTATCCCAGATGCAGCTCAAAGTTGAGTACGGATCACTTATCTCTGGAT